AATCCGCACCGCGCGCCGGTGGTCTAATCTTTGCGAGGGGCCGGGCAACTGGCCCCTTTCCAAAGCATAGGAGACACCATGCAAGTAATCCTGCATCAAGATTATCGGTGCGCCCCTGAAGGGCACACAACGATCGAATATAGCGCCGGAGACACATTGACGGGCCAAGCGGCTGTAATGGCGCTGGAGGACGGGGCCGGTTTCAATCCTGTAGAGGAAACCAAGGTGACCCCAAAACTTGAAACCAAGCGGGGCCGTAAATGAGCCTGCGCGCCGCTGATCGCATTGCATACTACCGTGGTTCCGTTATTGAAACAGCCCCCACGGTTGAGCCTGTAACGCTGTCCGAAATCAAAGCCATTCTGGTTGTTGACGGCACGGCGGACGATACTGTGCTGAGCGATATGATTGTCGATGCGCGCGAATTTGTCGAACACGTCAGCGGCATTGCGTTGATCACGCAATCGTGGCGCTTGTCTCTGGACCGCTGGCCTGATGGCGGCACGCCTTGGTGGGATGGGGTCAAGCAAACGGCAATTTCTGAATTGCATGGCCGCAATCAAAGTCTGGAGTTGCCAGTCTGGCCGCTGCAAACGGTCGATAGCGTGACGGTGTTTGGAGATGACAACGTGGGCGTAACGGTCAACATTGCTCAGATATTTGACGTGGACACCTACAGCAACCCAGGCAGGCTGACGCTTCGCACCGGGTCAACATGGCCCATTGCCCTGCGCAACAGCAACGCCATACAGGTGCAATATACTTCTGGCTATGGTGCCACAGCGTCAACCGTTCCTGGCCCCCTGAAGCGCGCAATCAAGGCGCTGGTGGGCTATATGTATTCGCACCGGGGCGATGGGTGCGATGCGGGCGATGCGTATCAGGAAAGCGGCGCGGCATCACTTGTCGGGCGCTATAAAGTTGTCAGGATATGAAGTGCTGTGACATTACAGCGGGCATGCTGACCACGGCGGTTGCATTCCAGCGCCAAGGGGCGGCAACTAACGTCAATGGCGACATACTCCCCGGCGCGTGGGCAACCATTACAGGCTCACCCACGCGCGCGCGGGTGAAGGCTGCAAGCGGCATGGAGCGCGGTCAAGTGCAGCGCACGGATGCTGTGGTAGTTCTGAAAGTCACAGTGCGTTATGTTGACGGGCTGCGCGACAGTGACAGCGTTGTCATCAGGGGCCGCCGGCACAACATCACATTTCTGGACAACATTGAGTTTGCAAATAAGTTTCTTGTCATCTCGGTCGATGGCGGGGTAGCTGTATGATCGAACTGCAAATTGAGGGGCTGGATCGGGTCAAGGCCGAAATCAAGCGGATCGGCAAGGAAGCAGAACAGGGCGTGGCCAATGCTGTAAAGGCAACGGCGCTGGAGGTCATAAGCGACGTTAAGAAGCGCATCCAGCGCGGGCCTAAAAGCGGCCGCACATACACGCGCGGGAATGTCAGTCACACTGCAAGCGCGCCCGGCCAAGCGCCAGCGACCGATACCGGCGCGCTTGCGTCATCTGCATATTTCACGCAATCCAGCAAGCTATCTGCAACCATCGGCAGTCGTCTTGCATATTCCGCATATTTGGAATTCGGCACGGTCAGGATAAAGCCCCGCCCAAGCTGGACTCCTGCGGTTGAGGCCGCTGCGCCAAAACTGCAAAAGCGGATTGAGACCGCAATCAGAAAGGCCGCAAAATGAACCCTGTGGAATTGCAAGCGGCCATCTATGCCCGGCTGAACGTGGCGGGCATCACGGCACTGCTAACTGCAAGCTACGGCGTCACGGCAATATTTAATGAATGGGTTCCCCAGGTGACCGACGCGGGCGACCCTGCTTTTTTTCCGTTTGTCACAATGTCGTTTCCGGCTTCGACAGAATACGATGACAAAACCGCAACGGGGCAAAACAGCATTGTGCAGATTGACGTATGGAGCCGGGTCAATTCGACCCAGGTCAAAGTCATTGCGAAGGCGGTTTATGATGCGCTGCACCGGCAGGCGCTTGCAGTAACGGGCCATGTCACAACTCAGATCGAGGATATGACATTTGAGCGCGACCCTGACGGCATCACCCGGCGCGGGCGGCTATCGTTCCGGGTTCTAGCAATAGCTTGACGGTTATGTTATAACGTCTCAAACCGCATAGGAGATATGCACGATGGCAAAACTAGCAGGCAGAAAAGTGCGGGTGCAACTCGCTACCACGGATGTAGCAGGCGCAATGTCTGACGCAATTACGATCAACCGCGAACCGATTGACGCCACCGACAAAGACGACGCCGGGATCAGGCAATATCTGGCTGAATTGGGTACGTTTTCGATGTCCATGTCTTGCTCGGGGCATCTCGACGGCAGCACATTGCTTGTCGCTGCAAACAGTCCCACGCTTGGCACACATGCCATGACCTTTGTGATTATAGGTTTGGGTACCTACGCCGGTGATTTTTGCATCACATCGTTTGAGGTTTCCGGCGAAGAAGGCGCTGACACCACGCGGTTTTCTGCCAGCTTTGAAAGTAGCGGCACCGTAACATTTACGGCGGCATAATGGCAGTATTCCGCGAAATAAGCATTCCGTTTGGTGGCGTTGACTATGTGGTGACGCCATCAAACAAGGTTCTGCGGCGCATTGAAATGAAGGGGCGGCGCGAAGATCCGGCGTTCAACCTGGTTGCAGTGTTTTACAGGGCAACGGCTTTGGGATCGGGCTTTTATGACCTGTCCTTTGTGCTGGCTGAATTGATCAATGACGCGGGCGGCAAAGTCACGGAAGATGACGCGCTCGGCCAATTTATGTCCATGTCAGACCCTAAGCAATTGTCAGAATATACCGCGCTGATTTGCTCTTGCGTTATGCCAGAGGTGAAGGACGACGCGCCAAAAAAGGACGCAGGGGCGGAGATGACAACGGCGGAGTAATCGCCCCGCTTGATTGGGATGCTTTCTACGGTGCCGCTCGATCTTACGGCATACAGCCAAGCGAGTTCTGGGAAATGACGCTGCCCGAAACGTTGCTTGAATTTGAGATGAGAGCGGCCCCGGACAAATCCAGCTTCGGATTAAGCCCGGACCAAGACAACGAATTGCGGGAATGGATCGCCAATGGCTACGCCTGAAATCAAAGTCAAGATCGGTGCGGACACTGCGGGCTTTGACAAGGGCATGGGTGGGGTTGACGCCAAGCTGTCCACATTTGCCAAGGCCGCAGGCGTAGCGGCGGCTGGTGCGGCTCTTGCTCTTGCTACCGGCATGATCGCACTGACCAAGGCGTCACTTGCCAATATTGACGTTCTGACCAAGCAAGCGCGCAGCCTTGGGCTTACGACCGAGGCGTTCCAAAAGATGACGCTGGTTGCGGCTGAGGCTGGCATCGAGACCGGCAAACTGTCGGCCATGCTCGGGCTAATGCAACGCAACATTTCCGAATTGAATGATGGAACCCAAGCGCAGGTAGACGCCTTCGACCGCCTTGGCCTGTCCATCTCGGACCTGCAAGGACTGGCCCCAGATGCTCAATTTGAAAAGATCGCGGGGGCGCTGGACAGCATTGCGGACCCCACCACTAAGACGGCTCTGGCAATGGACGTGTTTGGTCGGTCTGGCCGGGAAGCCATCAACATGCTGTCCGATTATGGCAGCAAGGCGGCAGCGGCGGCAGAGTTTCAAAACCGCTTCGGGATTGCGGTTTCACAGGCTTCGGCCGAAGGCGTAGAGCGCGCTAATGATGCTGTTGCTCGGCTTGGCATGGTATTTGAGGGCTTGGGAAATACCATGGCCGGAATCGTTGCGCCCAGTTTGGAGGCAACAGCAAACGCGCTGATTGCTTTTGCTGGATCAGCATTTGGCGCAAAGGTTTCGTTTGAAGAGTTTTTCGGCTCAATCGAAATGGCCAAGGCATTGCTTGGCGAAAACATTGTAAACGAAATGCTTGGCAAGCCCGAAAGTTTTATTGAAAACGCTGATGCTCTGGCAATCGTTGCGGAAGAGTTAGACGCTTTACGGACTATTGCCGCAACGGCAGTTCCGCAAATTAGAATATTTGCGGACGAATTATCTGATCTTGGGACTGACGCCGGAGATGAAGCTGCTGACGCATTGCGCAAAATTGCGGATGAGACAAAGCTGGCCGGGGAAATGTTTGACCAAAAAAAGATATCAGCCGAAGAATTTAACGAAAAGTTAAGAGACAGCGTTGCCCGCGCGCAAGAAATTACAACAGCTTTTAAAGACATTAATGGGTCAGACTTCAGCACAGCGTTTAAAAACATTGAGGGATTAGCGGCTAGGCTGTATGATGCGGCCAAAGCCGGTGCTGCTGCGCGCCGGTCATTGCCAGGCAATGTTGACCCTAGTGCTGTTGAGTTTGGCCCCGGTCCGCCCCGACCGGCTGAACTTGGGTTCCAGCCGGATTCCAACGCGCCCCGCAATCGCCCGCAACAAATAGGGATCGACAGCGTTGGCAACTTCAATGCGGCCAATGCCCCGAGCGGCGGCGGAGGAGGAGGAGGAGGAGGAGGCGGCGGTGGGATGGTTGATATGTTTGCGCAACGGCTAGAGGCATTGCAAGAAGGGCTTGCAACAGAGGCCGAAGTTGTCGCAGAATGGTATCTTGAAGGCCAGACCACGCTAGAAGATGCCCTCGCAAATAAGGCGCTGACAGAATCAGAGTATCACGATCTGCGGGAGCGGCTGGAGGAGGAACACCAAAACCGACTTGCTGGCATTCGCGGGCAAGCTGATCAAGGCGCGCTGGAAAGCGTTCTTTCGACTGGTCAACAGATACTTTCCGCTGTCGGGACACACAACAAAAAAGCCATGAAAATGGCGCAAGTTTTCGGCGCCGGCATTGCTTTGATCAAAGCGTATGAAGCCGCGTCCCTGACGTTGGCGGACCCGACCTTGCCATGGTTTGCCAGGATTGCGGCGGCTGGATCTGTTTTGGCGGCTGGTATTGGTTTTGTGACTGCGATCAAGGGTGCGGGATCGGGTGGAGGTGGTGGCGGTAGAGGTGGCGGTGGCTCAGCCGCGCAATCCCAAGCCCCTGCGCAGACACCCCTTGACGTGCGCCTGACGGGCTTCGGCCCCAATGATCTATTCACTGGCGACATGATCGGCGGGCTGTTGGACCGCCTCTCTACTGAGGCGGGCGACCGGGGATACAGGATTATGACCGCATGAGCATTGTAACATCCGCAGCGCGCACAACTGCCCTTGATGGGCAGGTCAATAATCCATTTGTGGCTTGGGATAACCTGGCTGCAACCGCCACGCTTGGCGGCACGGCCACGCTTGCCGATGGGGGCAGGTCCAACGCGGTTACCGGGACAACATACGACTATTGGCTTCCCAATGTGACAGCCACCACAGCACAGTTTCAAGTCACGTTCGGATCTGCCATTGCAATTTCCTTTGCAAGCATCGCCGCCCATAATCTGTTTACGCTTGGCGCATCGGTATCGTTGCAGCGCAGCACCAACGGCGGGGCAAACTGGAGCGATGCAGGCGGTGGAGTTCATACGCCAACGGACAACACGCCCATTGCTTTCCGCGTGGTCACAACAGGGGCAGACGCGGCAGACTGGCGGTTCAACGTCACAGGGCTGACCGCAAGCGACCCGCTTTACATCGGCGTGGCGTTTTTTGGCAATGATCTGGTAATCCCGCAACGGCTTTACCAAGGCTTTACGCCCGTGATTGTGCCAACCGAGGTGCAACTGCAATCAAACGTATCGGTCGGCGGCAACCTGCTAGGCTCCAGCGTCATTGCCGAGGGCAGCACGCTGTCGCTTGGGATTGACCACCTGACCCCGGCATTCATTCGCGGCGCGCTGTTTAAGTCATTCATGACGGCGTTTAATCGCGGCGGCGGGTTTTTCGTGGCATGGCGTCCAAGCGATTACGCGCAAGACATCCACTATGCATGGCGGGACGGGGCCGTGATCAGGCCGACCAATAGCGGGCCGCGCGATTTTATGTCATTCGGAATTGCTGCGAGGGTTTACAGTGAGTAATCTTAGCCGCGAACCGCTAACGATTGTTGAGTTGGATTTGCCGCTTTGCACGCTTGTTTATGGTGTTGGCGCTTGCACTGCGGTACTTGGCACAACTGGCGACAATAAATGCTTCAACACGTTAAAGACATGCCAGGCCGCAGCGGCCTACAATGCTGGCACGCAAACCTTGCGCTTTGCCTATAACCAATCCGGCCTTCCAAAGGGTCAAACCATTTTTCCGGCATTGCAAGGCGTGACAACCCGCCCGGCTGAAATCAACTTGTCGGGCATTGACCCACGCACCACAGCGCTAGGCAAGCGCGCGCGGGTGACGGTGAGCCTGCAAGACTTCACGTACCACGACACATTGACAGACCCCTATCAGGCGGGCCGCGTTGACGGGTCTGCGCAGTTTTCCGGCGTTGGGTATTCACCGGCGGAGCGCGGCACGTTTTTTGGGAAGCTGATTGCCCGCCAGCCGTACTATGTGGGCAAAGCGCTGCGGGTGAAATACGGATATGTCGGGGAAGCCCTGGCAGATATGCGCACGGCATCTTACGTCATCTCGGAATGGTCGGGGCCGGATGCTGACGGCAAGGTGACAATCGTCGCCAAGGATATTCTAGACCTTGCTGATAATACCAAATCCATCGCGCCCGCCCCGAGCCGTGGCAAGCTGCTGGCGGCAATATCTGACACTGCGACCAGCCTAACAGTCACCCCGGCAACCGTTGGCGACGAATACGCGGCGGCAGGCAGGCTTAACGTGGGCCGGGAGGTCATGACATACACGCGCGCGGGCGATGTGTTTACAATTACCGCAAGAGGCGTGGACGGGTCAGAGGCTAAGGCTCACAGCATAAACGACACAGTGCAGGAATCCTTGCGCTATGAGTTAGAGCGGTCTTGCGATGTAATCCGGGATTTGCTTGTCAATTATGCGGGCGTCGATCCAGCGTTTATTGATTTGCCAACGTGGCAGGCGGAAAACGACAGGTGGCTTGCATCGGTGAAGCTGACTGCGACCATCACAAAACCCGAGGGCGTTGCGCTGTTGATTGGCGAAATATCGCAGCACGGCTTTTTTGTCTGGTGGGATGAAATTGCGCAACAGATCCGATTTAGGGCAAACCGCCCGCTTGAGCCTGCGGATGCGCCTTATCCGGTAAGTGATGCGGCGAATTTAATAACGGGCAAAACGCAGATCACAATGGGCGAAGATCAGCGCATTTCGGCAATGTATTTTTGGCATGGCGTCATTGACCCGACAGAAGGCGCAAGCCAATCGCGCAACTATAAAAAGCTGGTGATTGCCACGGTTGATGAAAACCCATACGGGCAAGAGGCAATCAAGACGATATATTCCCGGTGGTTTGGTGAAACTGGCGACGATGCAGCGGCGGCTTCGATTGCCAAGAGGCTGCTTAATCGCTATTCGACAACGCCTAAAATCATCAGCGGCGTTCTCGATGTTAAAGACCGGACGCAAGTGCAGCTTGGCGGCGTGCTCGAGATGACCACTTACTTGCTGCAAGACGCGACTGGCGCAACACTGCCAGAGCAATTGCAAGTGAATTATGTCGAGGAAAAGGATAACCGCATCACGTTCCGCGCCGAAAGCTATACTTTCACGAACCGGTATGGTCTAGTGACGGAAAGTGCGCGGCCCGATTACGGCGCGTCAACGGTGGCCCAGCGGCGAGTTGGCACTTACCTAGTCGATGCCACCACGCTGCGATTTGCAAACGGCGACCTGCCCTATGTTTTGTTTTAGGATTGCACAATGACATACACGCCCATTCTTAACGCCGAAGTCGATGCAGAAAGCCCGATAACGGATTTGCTTTTGACACGGCTGCGGGATAACCCAATAGATGTTGATGCGCCGCTTCTATGCTCAGTTCTGCTCGGCACCCTGACCACCACCAGCGGCACATCGCAAACGCTTTCAAGCCTAGACCTTACGCTGTTTAAGTTTCTGCGGGTTGTTGTTAACGGTGTTTCAACCACTTTTAGCAATAGCGTATTAAGAATAGACGGTCAGAATATGAGTCCTTCAATTCAATCTTCTGCTTCAATATTTTACGGAATAGTGGACCTTGATTTAAGTAGCGGTGTTTTTGGATCAACAGTCATTTCCACCACGTCATTAAAGGAAGTCACGGTAGGAGATACCGGCTACACCAACGCGACAACTAGCGTTGTTATCAGCACGGCTGGCGGAACGTTTGATTTAGGCAACATAAGTATTTATGGGGTGAAATAATGCAGGAAATCATTACAAACGCCAAGACTGGCGAAGTGACTATCCGGGAATACACCGCCGCAGAAATCGCAGCCGCTACGCCCGACCCCGCAATAGCACTGGCCCAAGCCCGCGCCGCAATGGTCATATCCCCATTGCAAGGCATCCTGACGCTGGGCGAAACCGAATGGGGCAAGGTGCTGGCTTATCGTGAAACGGCTTCATGGGGCGAAAATGTAATCATCAACAGCGCCCAAGATTGGCGGCGCGATAGTCAAAACATTTCTTTTTTTGGCTACCTGCTGGGTTACACGCCCGAGCAGATGGACGCGTTATTCATCGCGGCGGCACAGGTCAAAGCATAAACACCGCACCTGCCGGATGCAGGCTTAAAAAGGAGACTACGATGAAGATTATTAAACTTGCGGTTATCGCATCCGCCATGATGGCCACCAGCGCAATTGCTGCGCCCGCAGCAATCAACGGCTGCGAAACAGTCAGCGTTATGTCAAAGGTAACACCCGGCAAGGTGCTGTATATGAATTACGCAGACCCGACCTGCCCGATTCAATCGCGCGGCGTTGAGCGCACAGACATCTTTGATGTTGTGACGGGCGACTATCTTTACACCCGCATTGACGACAAGTAACCGAACGTGAATAGCACCCGGTTATCCCGTCCGATATACATTCTCGCCCGGTTTGCAGAGATGCTTATCGCGG